AATCTACAATTAATACGGGGCGAATCGATCACTTGATGGGAAATCCAAATTTCTCCATCAAATACTATGATCTGCATGATGCCTCCTTGATTAATCATATCTTGAAGGAAGATAAGATCGATGAGATCTACAATCTAGCCGCACAAAGCCATGTTGCGGTTTCATTTGAGATTCCTGATTACACTTCGGATGGTATCTGTCGAGGAACACTCAACATTCTAAATGCTATTCGAAGCATTTCTCCTACAACAAGAATGTATCAGGCTTCATCCTCTGAAATGTATGGAGAATCAACTGCCTATACTACAAAAGGCTTCCACGAAAACAGCCGCATGATGCCTGTTTCTCCTTATGCTGTAGCCAAATTGTATGCACATCAGATGATAAATGTCTATCGCAAGGCTTATGGATTACATCTGTCTTCGGGCATTCTCTTCAATCACGAAAGCCCACGCCGTGGCGAGACATTTGTTACTCGTAAGATTACAATGGCAGCAGCCAAGATCAAAAAGGGATTGCAGAAGGATCTACATCTTGGAAACCTTGATGCCAAGCGCGATTGGGGTCATGCCAAGGATTATGTAGAAGCCATGTGGCTCATGTTGCAGCAAGACAAGGCTGATGATTATGTCATTGCAACAGGAGAAACACACAGCATCGAAGATTTTCTCACCGAAGTATTCACATATGCAAATCTTGGAGATTGGCATAACTATGTAAAGTTCGATACTCGGTTGATGCGTCCCAACGAAGTTCCATACCTACTAGGAGATTCTACTAAGGCAAGAGAGGTTCTTGGTTGGAAGCCAAAGTACGATATGCAAACTCTTGCAAAACGAATGTTTGATTCTGATTGTGCAATGATTGATTGTGGCGCAATTATATACTAAAGGAGCAATGATGTATACAGCAGGTCAAGGTTACAAAGACGGATTCAATGATCGCATGGGTGGTCTTCCTAATAAGGGAGAGCAGAAGTTTGGATTTTCAAAAACTCCATACGATCAGGAGTACATTACAGGATATTCAGATGCAGAGCGTAGAGTTCTTGAGAATGCCCGTAAGGAAGTCAACGAAGATCGTAAATATTTGGCAGAATCCCATAAAGATGGGGCTGACTAATTTCAAAATCATCAGGTGAATGTGTATCTAATGCTAAATATAGATTCAGGAGACACTAGTATGCACATTACCACCTTTCTTACCATTCAGGCTCAACTCCGTATTCTTCATTGGCAAACCAAGTCATATGCAGAACACAAGGCTTTGGGGAAAGCCTATGATGGGCTAGATGGACTCATCGATCAATTCGTTGAAGTTCATGCAGGTAAGTATGGTAATACTCTTGCTAAGAACAATTTTCAATTTACAGCAGTAAATTATAAGGACGCAAATACTATGGCACTCATTGATTCGTACATTGCTTATCTTACAAATGAGTTACCACAGGTCTGCAAAGATGGCGATACCGATCTTTTAAATATTCGGGATGAAATGCTGTCTGTCCTCAATCAGACCAAATATTTGCTTCGGTTGGCTTGACATACATTACAATACCTGTTATACTTATTCCAATGAGCAAAGATATCACATCATCTGAATTTCTGATTTGCCGATTCCCTTCTCGCTATGGTGATCTTCGACAAATTTGGAAGGTCTCCGAAAACGAGTATAAGATGACGGGCAAGTCTCGGTTTGTTCGTGCAGGTAGTGATAACAATAGAGTCATCTATATCGATCTTGAAGGTGGCCCATTCGTGGCAATTGGAGAAGAAATTGCATTTCTAGGTGTAATAAACGACAAGCGGTTTGTATCGGCTCTCAAGTTCAATGACAATGAGAAAGATCCGAATACAGACGAAGAATTTACCTCTGTCAGTATTATGGTTTCCACAGTCTGTGAGAAGGTGGAAATGTGATGCTAGGTGGAGAAGCAGGAAAAGGCGATTCGTATCGCCCTGTTGATCGCAAGATGTGGTCAAAGAATTGGGATGCTGTCTTCAGTAAGAAGAAGCCTTCCAAGGTTAGGAAGACCAAAACTATTATTTCCAGAAAGGAGAACAAAAATGGATAATAAAGTTAAGACTGGTGTTTGCCCAATTTCAGGTGGTTGTGATAAGTTGTCGTGCCTTCTCTCGAAGGTCGGCATCAATCGTAGCCTCCTCGTTACTCTCGCACTTCTTCCATTCGCATGGAAGGGTGTAAACCTGTTTGCCAACGGACTTGCCTCTGTTTGGCATACCGTGAACGATGCAGTTCACACCGTAGCGAAGTAATATGATCGGTTAGCGGCGTGGTAAGAACACGCAGAGTTGTAAAGACTTGTATCGGCGTAAAATGGTCTATTTAATCGACCAACAAAGCCGAACAGAGGGTGTAAATCCCTCCTAACCATTTCGGGGATGAAAAGGATTCGATTGTATGGACAAAAGAACAGAGCATGACGAAGAAGGATGCTAAGGCTTCGTAAAAATGCATTCAAAACAAGACTGCCAACCGCAGACTCGCCCTCGCTGCTTAATCAGCGAACGAATTGTGTCTAACCCCGATAGGGTACAATTCGAAATCATCGGGACTTGACTGTAAGCCTCCATCGTGCTTTCAGATCATAAGATGAACGATGGAAAACTTGTCGAGGGTGTCCATGCCCAAAACACTTTATTGATACATGGAACAATCATGTAGCCGCTGTTCTAGCGTTTCATTCAACACCCGATTTCGATATCGGCATCTCCATTACCAAATCCCTCATCTCCATACATACTATGGAGGTGACACATGAAAACAGTAAAATGCATCTGCTCTTGGTGTAAAAAAGAGTTCGATAAACCCATATCGGAGTTCAAAAGATCGACAAAGAAAAATCAACCACACTTTTGTTCGTTGAACTGCTCTGCGAGTAACAGAAACAAAAACAGGCAGTTAACTCCAAAGATGCTAAAGCAGTTGCGAGAAATGGCGAAAAAAAGTGTAGGTACGAATAGGGATGATTACACTCCATTTAGGTATTTCAAAAGAAAGCAAGCAACACACAAATACCAAAAAGATGTGTTGTCTTTGGAAGACATCAAAAAAGTTTGGGATCGACAGAATGGTATATGCGAACACACAGGATTTGTCTTATTATTGCCTAATTCAATAATGGGATTTGACAATACAATTCCACCACATAAAAGAGCAAGTTTGGATAGAATAGACAACACTAAAGGTTACACCAAAGACAACATTCATTTTGTGTCTTATATGAGTAACATGGCAAAGAACAGATTTGATGAGAAATGCGTGTTGGATTTTATTCAAGCCATACGAGCGCAATAGTAAGGATGTTTATGCAGATAGAAGATTTCATAATTCATACCAACATAGGCGAGTTCGCTCGTAAGGTTGCATGGATTTTACAATTGGAGAATGAAGGAAAGTTTACTTCGTTAAAGGCGTTTGAAGAGATCAAGAAACTCTACATAGAATTAGAGAAATCTCAAGATTCAGTTCGTGGAAATATAGGAGAACCTAATGCAATATCAGGAAGATCGATTTGACCGTCACCCCCTCAACGAAATTACCCTTGCAAGAGTTGCTTCCCATGTTGCGAACCGCCCGTTCACAACTCTTACGGCTTTCCGATTCAAGGATAAGGAATCAGGGCAACCTATTTCCTTACAAACCAACCGAGCAAACAACGCGAAGTTGGAAAATGACATTCGTTCTGCGGGGTTCGGTTTTGAAAAGTTGATTGGTACCTACGAAGAAGACTATGGTGATAGTAAAGTCAAGGTTACCGAAGAAGTGTTCATGGTAATTGGTCGTGACAATACTCCCGCAGCAGTTGGTGGTGTAAAGGGATTTGCTAAAAAGATGGGTGAGAAGTATGGGCAAGACTGCGTACTTTTCAAGGATCCCAATCAAAAGGAAGCCGTCCTCATAGGTACCCGTGATGGAGCATGGCCGGGACTTGGTGTTAGTGCTTCTGTGGGAGAGTTCCATCCGAATCGACTGAGTGGCATCTATTCGCAACTCATCAAAGGTCGAAACTCAACAATGCCACAAGGCTTTAAGTTTGAGTCTGTTGAATATCCTCTTACTGTTATGGAAATTTGGGCAAAGAAACTCCAAAGAAAGTTGAAGCCAGAAAATTATGGACGCGACACCGAAGAAGAAATCGTGGGATGAGATTAAGCCCAAAATTGAAGAATCACTTACGGCTGAAGGATTTGATGATGCCTTCATTGGGGTGATAAGACGCTGCGGTAAACCCGCAATGTTTGTCTA